AACTGGCGCAAGCGTAGACATTGCAGTTTTAAATTTATCTAGATTTAAAGCAGAACCGCTAAAACTGCTTGCCATTACATCCACCACTCTTTGAGTTTGTGAAGCATCTAACCCAAAACCCCGCAATGTAGATGCAGCAACTAACGCACTTTCCGCTAAATCTTCGCCAGTAGCTAGAGAAAGCTCTAAGGTTGCTTCTGTAGCTGCCAAAATCTGTTTCGGGTTAAATCCTAACTTAGAAAAATTTAATTGTAATTGTGCTACTTGAACAGCAGTAAATCTAGTAGTTTGTCCTAAGTCTTTTGCATTTTGTTGCAGTAAAGAAAACTCTTTAGCAGTAGCACCAGAAATTGCTTTTACTTTTGCCATTTCTTGCTCTAAACTTGCAAAAGAATTCACTGCTAAAGTACCTAATCCAACAATTGGAGCTGTAAGCCCTACCGTTAAATTTTTACCAACCTTTGTAAGATTTTGCCCCATTTTAGCAATCTTTCGGTTTGCGTTTTGCATCCCTGAAGAAAACTGTGCTAAATCTGCAATAAACTTAATATTGATACTTGCTAAACCTGCCACTTATTCTTTTTTATTGGTTTGTTCTAACTTCTTTGCAATTACTGCCTTTTCTTCTGCTGTAAAAAAACGCCTATCTTCAACACCCTGCACATTTTCCCACGCAAACGGCATATATTTTTCTGGTGTTAGACTCTTGTGCTTTTTGTCTAAATGCGGTGCAATTATTGCAAACTCTAAACGCCTGTTTAAAACCAGCTTTATTTTAAAATTTTCTTCTTCTTTTTTTCTACAACCAATTAAAATATTATTAAATTGTCGTTCTGTCAAAGAATAATAATATTTAAGCTTTAAGCCTAATTCACCACAAGCCAACTGCTCTAACTCATCAAAAGTAGGATCAAAACAAACTGCTTCTTTTGAGTTTTTTACTTTCCCCGCTTTGCTGGGTTTGCAACTGCAGGAGTTTGTGATTTTTCAAATTCTGCAATCAAGTCAGCCATTAATTCAGGACTTGCTGTTATAGAATCCAGAACATCGTCTGTTGTGAAATCATCATCATGACCAGCATTTAAAACAGCTGATTTGAACAACATCGCCATAAAACCCAACTGCGCAAATGTTGGATCTTCTAAATTTTGTAAATTAAATTTCTTAACTATTTTTTCATAATCTGAAGGTTTAGAATATCCGTAATGCTCAACAATTCGCCTAGTGCTACCAACACCAAACTTAACTCTGTACTGTTTATTATTTATTTTGATTTTCATATAGTTTGAGTTTAAAAAAAGCGGCTATAATCTAACCGCTTTTTTTTGATTAAGCTGTTACACCAACTGTTGCGTCAGTTACTCGCATGGTCCATGAATAAGTAACCACCTCATTAACAGTTGACTGAATTTCTACTGTTTCTAAATATGCATTTCCAGAAATTGCAATATTTCCAGAAACACCATCACCAATAGAAATTGCTTTTTTTGCTTTTGAAGCGTTCCATTCGTACAATGAACTTATATCTTCTTGCGCATCCCCTGAACTATTATCTGCATAACCGTTTCCAGACAATGAATAAGTAATTTTGCCAGGGTTTACAGAATGCTCTACATCTTTAGACGCAAGCTCTTGAAACTCTGTTGTTTGTCCATAAGAAAAATCGATCTCATGATAAATTGTTTTTGTGTCGACTGTTACCCTTAACAGGCTTCCTTTAATGTCAAATGCCATAATTTTACTTTTTAATGTTACTTTTTAATGTTAAATATTTGCTGTGTATAAATTTGTTCTTGTTCTGCAAAAAAACTTTCTGCGCTTTCATAGCTATAAAAATTTGAAGATGCACCAAAAGCCGCTTCTACTTGATCTGCAATTGTTACACTTAACGTGTAAGAAGGTGCCCATGAATTGACAGTCACTTTAAACTGACGAACACCGCCTTTTGTTTCTGCAGCTATAAATTTAATTTCATAAGTCACAAATTTATTTCCGTCTATTTTCTCAGCAACAAGCGGCCTTACTCCTAGATGACTTCTAGTTAAGTAGGAAGTAAGATTTGAATAATACCTTAAATCTGCCCAAACTGTATTTGCTATTTCTGCTAACATTTACGAACTCAATTTATTTATTTGCTTTTGAATATATCTTTCCATCCTTTTTTCTGCATCAGCAGAGATCAATCCTTTTGTTTGACCATAGGCTTTATCTATGAAAGCATTCGATTTAATTCTCTTCGTTCCTCTTATTACAAACTGCCTTAGATACCAACCATCTGCTTTTCTTGTGCTTCTAGGGCTTACAAAAACAGTTGGATTTCTTGACCTTCGCATTGTCTTTTTTCCAATACTTTTTTTACCTGTTCCTGGCATAACCCAAGTACCAAAAGACTGACTTTTTCTTTTTTGAACGTGCGGCTTCTTACTTACAGGAGCCATCTGTTTTGCAACTTTTACTGTAGGATTTGCGACTTGACCTAGTATTTTTTCTACTTCTCTGCGCTTTACTTTATCATTTGTTAATGATTTAATCTTTGACTTTAATTTATCAAAACCTTTAATTTCAATCAATGACTTACTCACGCCTTACCGTATTTATTTGCAAATATTGCTTTGGCACCTTCTGAACTACGGAAACAATATTATATTCTAATCCGTCTGAATCTTGTACCAGCATTTCTGCCGCTTTTCCTTTTATTAATTGTTTATCATATCTAACAATAAACGATGAATTAAAAATTGACCGAACCCTGCCATCTTCATCCTCTTCAGCACTATTTTCTACATAGTTAGCCCAGCACGATTTTAATACAAGCCAATTTGGCAATGATTCGCCATTTAGAATTGAATTATATGGGTTTTCATGCAAAATAGAAATCCTGTATTTTAACTCACCTATGTAGACTTTATCTTTCAATTAGTAGCGTCTGTATGATTGCAACAGATTTTCTGAAGCTGTTTTTTTGTCTTTTACTGTATCTTGTCTGTTTTCATTATAACTAGAAGCAATTAATAAAATAGCAACAATTATATCTTTTGGGACCTTTTTATTTGGATAGCCAACAGTTACATCTAATGTTACGACATCTGGCTTAAATTGCATAATCTCAGGCAACTCATAATCTTCATTAAAGACTACAGAAGTTTGATACTCATCTGTTGATTGCAATGAATACTCTGTTGCTGGTACAGTTTCAACTGTGCCATCTTTTTTTCTGTATGTAAAAGAATCTACTGATCTTATAATCTGCTTAGAAAATGTCAGCACATCTTCAAAATCTTTGCCTGTTATTCTAAATTTTTTTTCTGAAATCTCTGAGTTTATAAAGTTTTCAGCCTTTACAATTGCAGCATCAATGTACGCTTCAATTAAATCATCTTCTAAATGTGCTGCTCCTGGATCATCAAAACGCATTTGCTTCTTTGCCTTTTGCAAGCTTACTATTTTTGGTGAATAATGATTTAAATTTTGTACAAATGCCATAAATTATTTTTTTGTTTTGCTAACAAACTCTGCATACTTGCTTTCTACAAGTTCTTCTGCAAATGCTTTTGAATACTCTACAACATCACCAGGACTTGCAGACAAAAACCACTTTCCAGCTACAGGCTCTAATATTCTTACTTTTAATTTTTTTACTACTGCCATTTTAATTTTTTTAAAAAAAAGCCTTTGCCATTACAACAAAGGCCTTTCAAATTAACTCAAATCACTATGAAAAAAAAACTATGATAATGTCATTACTTTGTTAACTGCAAACGCTTTTTCATTTGAAACGGCAACATCTGAATAGCCTTCAATAATTAATCTAACATTTGAGTTTGCTGCTTGCGTGTATGGATCTACCATAATAGAAACAGAACCCCAATACCCAACTGTTAACTGATTCCAATCACCAAATATTATTGGATGTTTGTCTGTGTCTAAAGTTGGTACCAATGTAGAAGTCATGTAATTGTAACCATTTAATTCTTTACCATCTGTTAAGAAAACACCAGAACCAGCATCTATTTTTGTGGTTTTTAAAGCAGATCTTAATTTAGTGTCCGATAAATAACCTCTATTAACTGATCCAGCGTCTGCATCGTCAATTAACCCTTCTAACGCTACAATTGTGTCATAAGTTCCAACTCCTGCTGTCGTGTTGACATTGGTAGTTATTAAATTTAACAAACCATTTGGCGCATCCCCTCCTGCCCCATTTATTGCGTTTTGTAAAACGGCATTACCGTAAGCAATATTTATTTGCTCTATAATGTATGCCTCAATATCAAAAGAAGTTTGTGCAAGCAATTTTTTAGAAATATCTACAACACCAGCGCAACGCTTTGGCTTTAAAGTAGGACCTGCAAAACCTACATCTGTTGGAGAAACTGCTGCATTTTCTGCGGCATAACTAAAACTAAAAGCCCCAGAAGTAGGCAGCGGCACATCTCCAACTAACCCACTCATAACATTCACACCCAAAGCCTCTAAGGCCATTGTTGGTTGTAATGGTCTTACTAATGCAGGATCAGAAGCAACTAACGCGCCCCCTTTTGCTCCTGAATTACCATCTACAGACTGATTTCTGTTTTGCATTGGCAAAGAAATAACCAGACCATCTTTAATTTCTAAACCTTGCGCACGCATTTCTGTTTGCGTTTGTTCGTGAACTTCTTTTTCTGCTCCAGTCAATGCACTACCGTTTGAAAGAGTTCTTAAAGCTTTTAATAAAGAAAAACGTGCTATTTTCTTTGGCGCATCTATTACAGGCGCGGTAACATTTTGACCAGCTGCAGATCTTGCTGCCTGGCTTACTTCAAATTTTTCTGCTCTTTCTATTGACAAATTTACGTTGTCAATTTCTACTTGTAAAGCATCAAATCTTTCTTCTTGATCTGGTGTAAAACCAGCCGATTTTGCAGCATCTGCAATTACTTGTTGTGCATCAATTTTAGAAGCACGTTCTACTTTTAATTCAACTGAACTTTTCATTTAATTTCTATTATTATTAATCAATATTTGTGCTTCTTGAACACTTCTTTTTTTAACATTTACAACATCAGTAACAGGAATTTCTGCAACGATTGATGTTTTAATTTCTTTTAATGTTTCTGCATTTCTTTTGTGCGCATCAGGATTTGCACCAACTGAAACAATAGACCACTCGATTAACTCTGATCTATCAAAATACAGTACTTCCTTGTCTTCGTTTTTTTCTTCATCCCCTAAGTGAGCTTTCAAAACTCTAGCACCTACAGAAGCCATTCTTAATGTTCCAGCTTGCACTTTTCTAAAGATCTTTTCAGCTCTTGGATTAACATCTGCATCTTCAAAGGTTACTGTGCCAATTAGCATATTGTCTTCAATTCTAATTGTTGAAGTCCCTATTAAGTTGTCTGGATCTTCTGAATATGACCTGTGCTGATAACAAACAATAGGATTCCGCTCATATCTGTTAAGATCCCAACCAGACATTTTAAATACTGTGCTGTATGAATCAACAGCATCTGAAGAAATAACAAATTCAACTTGTCTATTTTCTAGCATTTCAGCTGTTGTGCTTCTTACATATGCGTCACGCGTTACAATGCGAGCAGTTAATTTTTTAGTCATTTGTTTTGCTATTTAATTTTTTATTTATTTGCTCTTGCGTTTGCATGTTTACAGGCGTTAAAGGCTGATCTAAACCTACAATTTTATTTAAGCCTAATTTTTTTCTAACATCTGCCCTTGTCATGGTGCCAGAGAAAATCATTTTGTTATAATATTCTGCTTCTGTTTTTTTGTCAGCCTGCATTAATGAACTAATGTCAAAATCTGTCCTAATACCTTGCATCCTTTCAGTTACTGTGTATAATTTAGCGTTATACTCTTGCTGGTTTATCATGGCCCAAGGCAGAATTGAATCTGAAACATGTGAAATACTTTGATTTTCCATGTTTGAATTGTTCTGATTTTCTGTGATTTTTAATTTAAAAACAGGAAGATTTAACCACCTTGCAACCTCGCCAATTGCATGCTTGTTCGTTTCTAAAAACATAGATTCCTGAGGCGTTAGCTTAATGTGCTGAAATGATCCAGCTTCATCAACAACAGCAACCTTAAACGGATTTGAATTGCTCAAAGAAGCAGACAGCGCGTTACCATATCTGGTTTTCGCATCGTTTTTCATTTCTTTTGTTGTAGTTACAACCCCAGTACCAATCCCTTTAGAAGCATAATATTCTTCTGCAAATTCTTGTGAAGACAATGCAACACCTAAAGATTTAGCAGCAAAGGTTACAATGCCAATGCCTGTAATACCATTGTCTGAAAAAAGAGATCTATAATGGAGAATGTTTTTTGATTCTATAATTTTATTATCAAAGTGATAAAACAATTGCCCTTCAAATTTTTTGACAATAACAGGCGTTTCTGACTCGTCTATATACTGCAAAGATTCAACCTGTCCGTTGAATTTATTTCTAATTATTTCTGCGTAACCGTTCCCCTTTAAAATTGCACATTTTAAAAGAATTGAATCAAAACCGAAGGCATTCATATAATTATTCGGCCGTTCGTTTATTAGATAATCGCAGGGATGTGAAGTAAATGAATCTGTATTGCCATCTACCTTTTTTACCACCTGTTTTGGTAGCTTTGCGTAATCGTTGCAAATAATTGTAATTCCGTTATAAAATGCAGAAAGCGTTAAAGCTGTAGATCTATTTACAGAAGTGCCTTTTTTGGTAACTGCACCACCACCAAACCAATTGAAAAAGCCACCGCCATCTGTAACAATAGAAGCTGATCGGATTTCTTGATTTTGCTGTAACGCTTGAATTAACATAAAAACACCCTGTTTGTGGGTGCAATATGCAACTAAATGAATGTTCTGTTATGTAACTTTATTACCTTTTTTTATATAAATATATATATTTATATACAATATAGCCAAAATACAATTCTACTAATATCAAAAGAATTGCCAGAACATAACGAACAGGATTATTAAATAATGGTAATTCTAAAAGCAGAGAAGTCAAAAAAGCACTTATAAAAGTAATAAGAACTACCAGAAGCAATTTTAAATTATCGTTCATTGTAAGTCTTGTTATTTAAATATTTTTCTAAAATAGAATTTACTTTACTTTCTGACATTTCTAAACTTTCAGAAATATCTTTTACGGTGTTGTTGGTGTTGGTGCAGAAGAAATCTATTACTAGTGCGGCCTTTGGATTTTCTAAACTCATCTAAATTTCTATTGTTTCTTTTTTTAAAATAATTAATTTTAATAATCTTTTTTTTGTAACCCATTGCGAGTTTATTCTATAAGCCTTACGTTGCGAATTGTAAGTTAACTTTTTAAAATAGCAGGTTCTTCTGTTCTTAAAATGGTCCAATTGATATAATTTTTTATCTGATCCACAAACAACAAAAGGAAACATTTTAAAAGTTCCTTCAATTTCCAGCAATTTTAACTTGTTGATATACATTTAATTGAACACTTTAAGTTTGCATAATAGTAGTTGTATGCAATTAAAAAAGACATACAACAATAAATATAAATAATAGGGCGGTGGAAATCTAAGTCTAAGTCCTTACTGGTTATTAATACAAAACCACCTTCAGTTTTTTTAATTTATAAAGCCCTACTATTCATATTCTTGTAAGTTAGTAACAACTGCTAAAAAAAAGCCAGCCATTATTGCGGTTGGTCGGTTTAAAAAAGAGACTGCCAATTTGTATTTTTTTCTATTCTATCAATTGCGCTTTTAAAATAGTCTTTATCTAATTCACAAGCGGTTAAAGTTAAATTCATCTTTTCTATTTTATTTACAGAATCTAAAGCAATTGCAATACTTCCAGAACCTAAATGAGTATCTAAAATTTTGTCGTTTTGTTTTGCATAATGAATAAATAACCATTTGTACAAGTCTTCTGGTTTTTGTGTTGGATGAATTCTTTTTTCTGGTTTTTGTTTTTGAAAACCACTCCACAACCATTCAAATTTTCTTAAACCTTTTTTAAAAGATGTATAAGCTAATTCACCATCACTAAAGTCACTATCACCGTTTTTTTTATCCCAAAAAACCCAACCCATAGATGGCTCTTTTATTTTATCTATAAAATAATTTCCTCCCCATATTATTTGGTTTTTAGAAACTCTTTTTAGTTCTTCAAAGTATTGTAAAGAAGGTGTTTTAGAATCCCAATTTTTTACAACATGGTTTTTTTTAACAGGATTGTTCCATTTTTGCTTTGAGTTTTCTCTTTTCTTTTTACTTTCTCCTATCCCATAAGGAGGATCAACGATTGCTAAATCAAAATAATTATCTGGACATCTTGCCATTAAAAGCATATTATCTTCGTTTGTAATTGTAAAATAATCTTTCATATAATTAATCGGTTGGGTTTTATTTTTAAATAAAAATAACTGGCTTTTTTTTATCAGCAGTAACTAACACCGTATAAAATTAATGGCTAAAAAACGCCACAAATCCTATACTTGCACGTTGTAAAACATTAAAGACTATGACGCCATCATTTTCTCATACTCTATCCACATAGCATCCTTATTCAACCATTCATTACCAAATTCAAAACATTGCAAACTTTCTGTATACTCAAATTGTC